CCGAGTTCGACAAGTCACTTAGCGTTACAACATTACAGTGGCGGTCATCCTGTACCACGAGTTGCGTCTTTATATGACGGCGGCTTATGTATATACGCTAACACATACATAAACGTAGGGTTTTTCTCCCCTCATTTTGCCTATATTTTACTCCGTTCAAACAATCAAACCGCAGGTCTTATAGCGATCGTGGTCCTGTAAAGGATACTGATTGAGTACTCCGGCGGCAAGAGATTTCCGTCCCTGTGATCCGAGATCCAGGTTTAGGGCGCATGATGTTTGCTTGCGCTTGCTTGTTACCGCTGATGAGCCTAAAGTTTGTTTTTTATGTGAGAGCCATGGACACGGACTTGTATATGTCCGTTATAATAATCATCTGATTCTAATACTTTGCGGTCGAATTGTTCGCGGGCCTCAATATATGATGTTGCGGATTTTGATTTGCAGTAATGTAAAATTTCGCGGGTGAATTTATCTGTGCCTAGTGTGTCTATATCTGCTGTTAAGTTAGGACTGGATCCATAATAAGTTTTCCAGTCGCTGTCTATTTTGCCTTTAATTCGTTTACGTTTCTTTTTGCCGTTCTTTAACTTTACAGTCTTGTAGGTCGTTTTACTAAACTTTGCTAATTTTTTGCCTATGTACATACGCCCCGTAACTGTGTTTGTAATAATATATACAAAACCAACACAGTCCTCGGGTAGTTCTTCAACTATTGTACCTTGATAAGTCCAAGACATTAAGCAGTCTTGGCCTCCTTGCGAGCATTCTTTTCTGCTGTAATTTCGTTACGACGGGCTTTAATTAGTTTAGACATTTCGCCTAACGCCTTACGAGCGCGAGTACCAGCGGCGCTGTTACCGTTTGTAAATTTTTCGTTTTCTTTTAAGAAGTCTTCCATGAAGTTCTTGATTGAGGTGGTAGTATCTGACATTTTATTCCTTATGTTCTCTTTTCCATTTTTCGCGTTTGCGTTGTTTAGATTCTTTCATTGCATCGTTTGCGGTAGCCCACATTTCGTGTTGTACCTTACGCATCTCTTTTAAAATCTTTCTCAACGCCAAAGTCTTTTCCAGCGACTGACTTTTAACCCACGATGTATATGCGTTGTGATAGTCTACCAGCAACGAAATATATCTTTCATGTAGTTCTATGTACTGATTTAGCTTCATGCCTCTACGTAGTCGACATCGTTTGAGTAACTGGTAAAACCGTTTTCTTTAACAACATGTAACACGTTGTTAACACGACCGATTAACTCGTCCTTGTGACTAATTAGATAAATGTTTTTGTTTCGTTCTCTAGCCATTTTCTTCAAAACTGCTAGGCCCGCTTCAACACCTGCGGCATCCATGCCTGCATCGATTAACTCGTCAATGAATAACAAGTTAATATGCTGATACAAGTTTTCCCATACATCACGGAACGCCCATGATAAGCCTAAGATCAATCTGTTACGCTCACCGCGTGACAAATTATCAAAGTCCAAGTCTTGTCCTAACTGTGTAATTTCTACAGTCAAATCGTTTTGGAATACCACACGATGCGGCAGTCCAAGTTTATCTATATAATATCCTAGACGCTTGTTCAAGAAAGTTAAATTCTGATCAATAATTTTCTTACGGATAAAACTATCTTTGTTAGTTAGAAGTTTGTACAAGAACTCTTGATGTTCTTTTACTTTTGTTAGTTCGTTAATTGTGTCCCAACTGATTTCTTGTAAAGCTGTATTCTTTAAATCTTCTATTTGTTCAACATAAGGATTAGGTTCTGCAACTTTTGTTTCAAGAGCCTTTTCCAAATTAGCTAGATTGTTTCTATGATTGAACGCTTCTTCAATTGATTCGTAAAATGTAATAGGCTTTTTATCTAGCTCGCCTATTTTTGCAATTTCTTTTACAATCTTATCTAGGTCTTTAGTAACTTTATCAAAGTATGTTTGTGCATCTGCTAGGTTAGTTGTGGCGGTTGCAGTCATATCTTCGTGCTTGTGGTCATGCAGTTCTTGTTCGCAAGCCGGGCATGTTTTATTTGCTAGATTTTCTAGCTCTTTAACATAACGATTGCGAGTCTTTTCTGCTTGTCCTACTGCGCTATCTAACGTAGCTTTTTGTTTGTTAAGATCTTTGATCTTGCTATTGTTTTCGGCCCATTGTTTTAGCTGTTCATGCAGTTTAATTTCTGCATCAATGTCAACAGAACTTAGTTGTACAATAGCTTTTCCTAAGCCTTCTAGCTCTTGATCTTTCTTATTTTCCCAAGCAGAACTCTTAATTCCTAGGCTATCAATGCTCTTTTGAACGTTTTCGTTGGCTACTTTGATAGCTTCAATCGTTGCAGTTTCGCTAATAATTGCATCTTTTGTGTCTTTCATTTGCAATTTAAGGTTCTCTGCCTTCTCTGATAACAGAGTTATGCCTAATAGTTGCTCAATGATTTCGCGTTGATCGGCCGATTTAAGACTCAAAAAAGGCTCAGTATAAGTGTTCAAAGCTACCAAATGTTTGAACATTAGCGGGCTCATACCTAGTAATTGCTCAATATGTTTCTGCGTTTCTCGGCTATCGCCCTGCGCATCATCTTCTTCATCTTGCGATTTTTGCTCTTGATCGTTAACATAGAGCTTGAGAATATTAGGCTTACGACCCCGCTCAATACGGAAATTTACGTTATCTACTTCAAATTTTACAGTAACCAACATGCCTTTGCCGTTGGTTTTGTTGATTAGATTTTCTTTACGGATATTTGTAAGTGCTTGCCCGTATAGAGCGTAACACAATGCGTTAACGATTGTTGTTTTACCTGTACCGTTGCGTGATCCGCTATCGTCTCCGCCCAAGTCTAAGTTCTCACCCAGGACTAGAGTTAGGTGTTCTTTATCAAAATCTACAGCTTGTGTTTGATTTCCAACCGATAAAAAATTCTTTACTGTTAAACTTTTTATTTTAAATGTCATAGGTTATTATAAATTTCCAATAGGATAGCTTTATCAAATGCGTCAGACTCAATATTAACCAGTTGATCAGTAACAATTTGATCAACTGATTCAAACTTGGCATCAACGGCATCATCAACTACCGAGTCTAGGTTAGTTTTTTCTTGTATAAGACTTAATTCTCGTATGTCGTAGTTTTCGCTAAAGTCTTCTTTAACAAAGTTAGCTTCTTCATAACTGATAGGAAGATCTAAATGCACTTTAAAGTACATCTTAGACTTCATGATAGTATCTTTTCCGTCAATTAGTTCGCTAAGTTTTAGTGTTCTGTACTTAGGAGCATCAGGCCAGCTCTTATATTCTGGCTTACCACCCCATTCCATTAACATCATACCACGATCATCGTCCCATGTGTCTGCATAATTGTGCGGAAACGCATTACCAATGTAAACTACGTTGCCGTTATGCTGACGTTTATGAAAGTGCCCTGAGAATACATATTCAGGACTTGACAAGTCTGTGCGTTGTAGCTCGCCGTGATCTGGCATCTGCACCATTGCGTTCATGTAAAAGCTAGGAAGCTCAAAATGACCAAAGACATATCTGCTCTTTAGTGACTTCATTTGCTTCCACTCGTCTCCAACTAACCACGGTACTAGAGTAACTTCGTCTATTGTTGTAATACCTTCTACAACTGTAACGCCCGGAATATGACGGCCAAATGCTGACGAGTGGATTTCTCGTTTGTCTTTGTAAAAGAGATCGTGATTTCCTGGAAACCAAAAGAACTGATCAAATGCGGCGCCTAGTTTTTCTAAACATCGCAAGCTGGTATCAAGCGTAATCAAGTTGATGCTATTGCGATTATGATGCCAGTCACCTAAAAATATACAAGTATCTGCGCCTTCTGCTTTTGCTTCTTGGATAAACCAATCTACAAAGTCTTCACAGTCTTGATTGTGTGTAGTACTGTTTGATTTTAATCCAAAATGGATGTCAGTGAAACACGCTACTTTCTTAAAAAGTCCCATACGATCTCCTATCTCTTATTTTAACAAAAATACTGACGGTAAATCAAGTGGTTTCTTTGCCATCTGTTGCTTCGTCTTCTTCTTCAATAGGATCTTCTTCGGATTTTGGCATGCGCATATTTTTGTAAAGCTCTGCTTGGCGTGCAATTTCCTCTGCAAACTCTTGACTATATTGTCTAGTCATTGAAGGAGTCAATCCGTTTTCTTCTAACATATCGTCTCGAATGTTTTGATTTTTCTTTTCAATGTTTAGAATACGAGTAAATGAATTTGTTACTGCGGCTGTGTAATAGGCAAATGGGTTTTCTGATTTAGATTCATCGAACTGTAAGCCAATTTGACTTAACTGTAGGATTGCCTGTCCTTTCATTTCGTCGATATAAGTATAGCCACGCCAGTTCGATCGTTGTGCATAACGCTCGGACAATTTGATATACATCTTGCCTAAGTTTTCTGTAATGCGTCCGTGGTCTTTGCTAAACTTACCAGTCTTAACACCGCCCTTCCAATGGCTTTTGCCTACGCATTCTAAACTGCCGTCTTCTTTAACCATCCAATGTTGGAACGGAGGAAAGTTAACTTTCTCATGACTATCTGCTGTAGTCTTAGTAGTCTTTTTACGTCCGGGCGCCAGAGGAATATGTTCAAAAGTCATAATACGAATAACCACTTCTGTTTTATCTACAGTTTTATAATCAGGAGTTACTTCGGCTAACTTTGTCTTTTTGTCGCCTGCTATTCTTAATGCGTTAAATGCTTCGATGCCTAATCTTTTGGCCCTAGCACGTTTGGCGTCTGCTATTGTGCGAATGTTGATTTTATCTATGTTTGGTAAAATAATATCGTATTGATGATATTCTGCTTTTGTAAAACTGCAAAAACTTACTTTGCTTTTGTGTATCTCTGCCAATAAATCTCTATTGTTTAGATACTTGACTTTTCTTGTTGTTATTATTGATGTCATGTATAGGATCTCCCAGTACTATTATAGCAGAAAAAAGCAGAAAGTCAAGGCTTTTATTATCTACGTATATTATTTATCAGGGTAAATAACTGGTAAGGGAAAAAACATGCCTAATGAAATTCAACAACTTAACGAAGTAACTATAACTGGAAGGAGAGGGGCCTCCATTACATGGAACGGGTCCCCCCAACGAGATATAAGAGTTCGATTGTGCGTCCCTGACATTTATACAGTAAACACGCTAGGAGGCGGTCCAAAGCCGCCGTCGGGGCCTCGACCTTTTGCAAACATTGGCGGCCCTCCGACGCATCCGGGGGGAATTATATTTCCCTATACACCTACAGTTGGTTATACTAATCAGGCAAGTTATTCTAGCATTGCCCCTACACACTCAAATTTTAATAATTACTTTTTTAAAAATTCTCAAGTAGGCGCTATAAGCGTATCTGGAAAATTTACGTGCCAAAATGAATACGAAGCATCCTTAATTCTAGCGAATCAACATTTATTAAGAACACTTACAAAAATGCGTTGGGGAGACGATATAGGTGCAGGATCTCCGCCTCCTGTTTGTAGATTATTTGCCTACGGAAATAGTATGATGAATAATGTGCCAGTAGCTGTACAAAGTTGGAAATTAGAATATCCAAATGATGTAGATTATATCGGTGTAGGGGACGGGATTAAAGATTACGGAAATAACTTTGTACCTTCTATGTGTACTCTAACTGTTGAATTGATACCTATGTATAGCAGAGCAGAACAATTAGGTTATACTGTAGATGGATTCAATTACGGTGCTCTTGCAGATAAAGGATTCTTATAAAATGGCCAAGGTATCCTATTCAAAAAGCAGTCCGTATTTTACAACTCCGCAGACAAACAACTATCTTGACATAATGTCTATTAGAGATATTCCGTCATCAGTGGGGGATACTTTATTTTTGTTAACTTCTCAATATAAACATCGTCCGGATCTTTTAGCCTATGATTTATATCAAGATGCTAACTTATGGTGGGTATTTGCTATGCGTAATAAAGATATAATTAGAGATCCTGTTTACGACATGATTCCCGGAGTAAAAATTTACTTGCCTCAGAGACAAATTCTAAATCGACTTCTAGGAATTTAATATGCTCCTGAATAGTGATCTGGGTCTAATTAAAAATTCAACAGGGACAAATTATTCGTCTCCTGGCTTTTATAATCCTTTACACGATTATAGTAGCTACAACTATGTAATTACCTTAGCCGCAATAACAAAAGATCAATCGACCAGTCGTACATTCTTTCACTCTAATCCAAAACTAGAGTACATAATTTTAAAATCGTCAGGAAAAGGTACAAGCGGTATAAATCTTTCTAGTGCAGTTTCGTACGGGCAAGGAACAGTTACCTCTGAAAGTGCGGCAAATGCCAATAATTGGGGAAGCGCGGACACGACAGGAAAAGCAGAATTTGGCCCTAGTCAGGAAGATAAAGAATTAGCCGGCATCTTAACAGAGTTTAATGCTTCTGGTACCGGCCGATTTGATTTTTTTGTTGAAAGCCTTAACATGAACGGTCCAACTGGCTTAGTAATAGGTGCAACAGTTATGCAACTTGATATGACTGTGATTGAACCACTGAGCATGAATAGTTTTTTAGAGTCTGTAAGAATAAACTGTCTAGCTGCCGGATGGGAAAATCACAACGGTGCGCACTTTTGCCTAAAAATTGAATTCTGGGGATGGAATAATCAAACTGGTAAAGCAGAACAAGTTCCTAGATCAACTAGATATTTTCATGTTACTATGAGCTCGAGTAATATATCTGTAGACGAAAGGGGAACAGTACACAGGCTAGGATTTACTAATCAAAATGCTATAGGTTATGGGTTGGACGGAGAGACTCCGACTACAGTTAAAATGGTCGGCGACACGGTTAAAGAAATATTAACCAATTTTATGCAGACCATTACAGAAGAATCAAAGAAGGCTAACGGATCAGAAAATCCCGATGTGTATAATACATATGATATAGAATTTTTGCCGTGGACGAGTCCAGCACCGGGCGGCGAAGCTTTTAATGGAAAACATCCTGGCTCGGACGATTGTAAAATAAACCCAGATAGATTAAGATCTAACCAATCTTTTGAATTTTCTGCGCCTACATCAAAAACTTTAAAGAATAATTATAAATTTGTAAACTCTAATGGGACAGCGCCTGCTAAACCTGACAACGAAACTATAACTGTTAAATCTGGATCAAAAATTGCACAAATTGTTGAGGCGGTGGTTAGGGACAGCGAATATACTAGATGGTTCATAGATAACAAAGAATCACTAAAAACAAAATACAACGGTCTGGTACCTTGGTTTAGAGTCACTGTTCGAGCAGAAATTAAACCAAAACGTAATCCTAAAGAAAATCGTAATGCCTATACATTTTTTTATCAGGTAAGGCCTTACTGGGTTCATTTCTCTAAGCTACCAGAAGAATTTGGTACATGGGAACCGTCGGAAATATTAAGAACTGTATCAAGACAATACAATTATTTCTATTCAGGTAAGAATGTAGACATCATAGATTTCCAACTTACTATAGATAATCTATATTTTATGCCGCGCCCTTATAAGTTAGGAGACCAAGATAGATCTGGAACGTCACTGGCCGCCGCTCCTTCTAATACTCAAAAACTAGAAGCCGCCGATCAGCCTAAGACTCCTACAGATAGCCCCCAAAATGTACCACCTGCAAAAGCCGGTACAGTTGCAGATGTACCTATATACGGTTCTACAAAAGGCATGCAGATATCTCCTTATCAAGCAATAGCGGCATCTATACACAGCCAGCTTGTAAGAAACCCGGCCTTAACAGCAATGAATGTTAAGATAATAGGTGATCCTTATTATTTGGTTTCTATTGGATACGGAAATAGCGATTCTGAGGATCAAAGCTCTTCTCAGAATAAGAACGGAGAAGCTCCTTGGCTTGACAAAGCTATCTATATTGCTATCGACTTTAAGAGTCCTCGAGACTATAGAGAAGATGGATTCATGGATTTTGGACAGGATAAAATAGATCACTACAGTGGAATATTTCAGGTTAATAACGTGAGCTGTACTTTTAGAGATGGCGAGTTTATACAAACTTTAGAAATGAATAGATTACCTGGACAACAGCCATTTAAACAACCAGTTAAAGCTATCCCGTTCAAGCAAACTCCTAAGGCCGGTGAACAGACTACTAAGAATACTGCACCAGCATCTGTAACTAACTTTGGTATTAATAAAGTTCAGACAGATTTAACAAAATTATTGAATCCAAAAATTCCTAGCTTTGGTATTCCGGGATTGCTTAGTAGTGTAACCGGTCTTGCAAACGCCGCAACTAACACGTTGCAGTCATCTGTTAAAAGGATTGATGCGGCGGTGCAAGAAGGATTAGGTATTATAGCAGGAGTTGTTGTGCCTGTAGAGCGGTTGCTATTATCACCGTTTGGGCAGATCGGCGGCATAGTTGCTATAGCTGATGCATTACTCAACGGACACTCTAATAATGACCAAATAGGTCAATCGATATCTGGTTACGATCCGTATGCTAACGGAGTTCCTCTTCAGACTACTACAATACCTTCTCCGAGTGATACTGCACAAAGCCAAGCAAACAAGGCCGCGCAAGCACGTATTATTTCTAGCTTTGTGCAAGATCGAGCCAACCTTAATACAATTGAATCAAACTATGCCAATAACGTGATTACTGCCGGTGGTAGAAACTATGTTACTAATCCGTCGGATCAAAACAATTTAAACAATGTTGGCCAAAGAACCCTAGCGGCACTCAATGGGACTCCTACAGATCCGTCTGCTATTGCGGCTCAGTTAGGAATTGATCCTGCACAGTTTTCTGGATTGTCAGCAGATCAACAATCTTCTTTGTTGGCTCAGTTGCAAAATATATTTTCAAAAGTTCCAACAGATGCAAGTATACAAGGTTATCAGGCATTGGGACTAAGTTTAAAAAATATTACAGGTGCGGGAATAGCAAACTTGCCAGCATTGCAAGCTCTTACTACTCCACCGTTAGCAAATATAAGCCAATATGATCTACAGAAAATTTTAGCATCAGGAGGAAGTGTAGCAAATCTTCCTGGAGCAGCCAGCTTTGCGTCAATAGGTGCATTATTGGCATTATTATCGTCTAAACCATCTAATGGTTCTAGTGGAGGAAATCCATTAGACCAACAACAACAAATAGACAAATTCGATAGTGCTCAAGCATTAAGTAATGCCAGTTTAAATACTCCGGGGCTTGATCTTGCACTAAATGGTCTAGGTTCGGTTGAGTCAAATAGAGCAAACTCTATCAGAACGATAAGAGGCTATAGTGGCTATTATGTAGAAACTAAAACAGTCACCAGCTTGTACGGGACACAGAGAGAATTAAGTCCTCTAGACAAACTAATGTTGACAAAAAAATAATATATGACAATTAATACTACCGAATCAAAACACAAGGCACTTGAAGAAGTTTACGTCGGTCCCGGTCCTTATTTGGCTAGGGTAGTAAACCATCTTGATTCTACTCTTATGGGCGGCCTAGAAGTATTGTTATATGAAGGCGGCACAGCCGATAGTAATTTGCAAACCGGAGCTATTCCTGTTTATTATATGAGTCCGTTTTGGGGTTCAACATCTTCGGCATTTGAAGGAAATAATGCGGCAGATTTCAATGATGTACAAAAAAGTTATGGTATGTGGATGGTGCCACCAGACATTGGTGCATGTGTTATGGTTATGTTTGTTCGTGGCATGGCTAATGCAGGCTACTGGATAGGATGTATTCCGGATACATATCAAAATCAAATGGTTCCTGGAATCGCAGCCTCAAGAGCAGTTGCACTAACAGAAGAACAACAAAGAAAGTATGGTACTACAAATCTTCCTGTAGGAGAATTTTTAAAACGTAGTAGAGATTTATCAGGCGGTGTTGTTGACAAATTTACAAAACCAGTTCATCCTTTTGCAGATAGATTATTAGCACAAGGTCTTATCCTTGACGATATTAGAGGAATAACTTCTAGTTCTGCAAGAAGAGAATATCCGTCCAGCGTATTTGGTATTAGCACACCTGGTCCAATTGATACTGGTGTTGGCGCTAAAACAGGGCAGATTGGATTTGGAGAAAAGTCTACTGCTTACGTCAGTCGGTTAGGCGGATCAACTTTTGTTATGGATGATGGCGACCAAAATAATCTTAACGAATTAGTTCGCATCCGTACTAGAACAGGTCATCAAATACTTTTACACAATAGTAGCGATTTAATATACATAGCCAATGCCGCAGGTACAGCATGGATAGAATTAACAAGCCAAGGCAAAATTGATGCCTATGCCGCGGATTCTATATCATTACATTCTGAAGGCGATTTTAATCTACGTGCTGATAGAGATTTTAATATTGAAGCAGGCAGAAGTGTTAAGATGACCAGCGGAGAAAATATTCAAATTGAATCTGGCGCAAATATTTTTGGTCTAGCAGTTAATAATATAACAGTACAAACGAGTCAAGAATTACACCTTAGCGCAGGCACAGACATGTTCCTTGGTTCTCAGTCCGATATGCACATAACAGCCGCAAGCGATAATTTGTATCTTTCTTCGGGCGGCACAACTAATATTAAAGCAACAGCTGATATGTTCTTAGGTTCCACTCAGGCAATGAATATTAATGGGGGAAGTACAGTACAGTTAGGTAGTAAAGGATCTGTTAGTTTTAATTCAAACGCTACAATTTACATTGCCGCAACTGATAAAATTAATGTGTTAGGTAAAAATGCATTATTCCTAACATCTCCAGCACTTGGAATTAATGGTCCTAAGGCAGTAGCTGGCCCTAGCCCAGGTGTACCTACAGTTGCTACAGCACCAGATACTCCGGATCCGTTGCCTCGATACAATTTACCTAATAGACAGCCGGGTGCGTGGAGTGATGGTGAATTCTATAAAGCGTCTGATATAGTTACTATCATGACACGAGTACCGACACACGAACCTTGGGACCATCACGAAAACGTTAACCCAACTAGATTTGGTCCTAGCGGAACAGACGCAGAAAACACTGGTACTAATACGTTCTCTGGTGCAAATATCAAATATGATAGGAATCCTTCTTTTGCACCTCCTGCTAAGACAGGCGACATACCAACTGATAACGTTGCGGCATTCTTATGGACTATTCGTAGAGCAGAAGGAACAGCCAGCAGAGACGGATATAGGACACAGTACACCAGTGCGTTGTTTGATGTTGATAACGCAGGGCTTCCGCCAGGTGTTACTGCACCTACAGGAACACAATTCTATAAAGGTGTAAAATATTATGTCTACGGTAGTAATTCTTATGATCAAAGCAACGGCGCTTGGTCAAACAGAAGTTACAACTATAAAGATCATCCAAGGGTAGTTTTAGGACCAGCTCGACTTAGATCAAGTGCCGCAGGTGCATATCAGTTTATGCCTGATACTTGGGATACTTGTAAAAAAGCCTGCTCTTTACCAGATTTTAGTCCTGCCAGTCAAGACAAGGCCTGTATATATCTGTTACAAACACGTAATGCACTTGATGATGTTAAAGCAGGTAGATTCTCTTCAGCGGCTTATAAAGTTAGAAAAATATGGGCCAGTTTCCAGGGAGCAGGGTACGGTCAGAGAGAAGTTTCGACTTCAGTCTTGGCGCAGTATTTTAAAGAAGGAGGCGGCACAGCAGTCGCTTAAATACATCCATGCCATATAAAAATATCATAATCACTCCTGCAAATTACAATCAACAAAATAGAGAGCAAACTTCTCAATTTTATAAAGGTTTTAGTACGCAGAATCCTGGCTCACAGACAGTTACTCTTTATGATTTTGATGTGGTCAAGCAGGACTTATTAAATTATTTTAATACACGACAGGGCGAGAGAGTAATGAATCCTGCATGGGGAACAATAATTTGGGACAAGTTATATGACCCTTTTACGGATGATGTAAGATCTGCAATAGAAGCAGATATTAAAAACATTATATCTTCAGATCCTAGAGTTAACATTACCCAAGTAAACATTACTGAAGCAGAGTTTGGGTTAGTGCTAGAAGTTACACTAACGTTTGTACCAACTAATCAAACCGATGTTATGCGTCTTAATTTTGACAAACAAGCCGGTTTAACTTTACAGTAATAATCTACATACTTTATTTTGCTAATAAATATGTTATCCAAATGGCATAACATATATGATACCAGCAAC